CAGTTCGTAATTTCTTCGACTGTACGATAACAACCGATACAGCCACCAATTGAAGGATCAAGTAAACAAGTACCAACACAAGGCGATCTTACTCTTTCGACTCTAGTATTAGTTGTACCAGCTTCTTGTCCCATAACTTTTTAAACTCATCATTGTTTGCACGATCACGTGCGTTTCGTAGAGCAATTGCTCTTTTTATAATTTTATTTACTTTCATAACCATCCCAGTTTGGTAGCATTGTGTATTATAATCATAAAGCAAGTAAAAATATGTATTACCCACCAAAAGGTACGAATACCTGCTATAATATCAGCCTGCTTGTCTGTCTCACCGACTTTCTCGCCAAGACTCCTCGCCCAGATTCTCCACCATTTTTTCATAACAGTTTCTCAAGTGCATTCCTTAACAGTAATGCTAGACCTACCGCATTGAGAACAATTAGAGCACGATCATTCCACATGACAGCAATAATGAGCCACAGGAAGATACCTATACAAGAGAAAGCTAAATCTATCTGTCCATAGCCTTCGATACCACGAAGTGACATACCTACCAGTAAAAATACACTTGCAATCCATTTTATATACCAATCAGGAGTATATTTTGGTGTTGCACTTTTAAATATACGTTTACTGTTTTTCAGTTCCTCTTCTGAATATTTTATTTCTTCCTGTTTTCCCATTTGTCTCTCAAATACCATGCTAGTTTAAAAAAGTGTATACCAAAGTACAATGCGACTCCGAAACCAAGTAATCCAAGTAAAAAGATTGCCATGGCTTGATTCATTATATGTGTTACTATTTCCATTACTTAATCCTATGAACGTGTAGTTTTCCTTCATGGAAAGTTTCTACTACTTCGTGATTTTGAAATGCAAAAATTGAATCTTCGTACTTAGGCCATAGCTGCTCTCGCCACCATTCAATCTCTTCGCCCCATTCGCTTTCAGTATACTCTGAGAATCTTTTTGTTGTTTCATCAAAAGTTATAATATTAATCATAGTTCGGTTAACGCTCCTACGAGTCCTATTCCTAAAGTGTTTGCTAAAATGTCATAAACTTCACCCGACCGGTATCCCGTCATAGATTGTAAAACCTCCACCAAAGAACCTAGTAAGAATACTAGAATAGCAATGATAGTTGATGAGTAGCGATCTTTGTAAGTTTTAGCTGCTAAATAAAATAAAGCTCCATATGCAACTGCATGCGATACTTTATCATTTACCAATGTAAAGGATATTGGAGTAAGCAATAGTATTAGTAATACTAAAAAGAATACCCATAATCCCAGTTTGTAGCCCTGTGCCATAGTTACCTCCAGTAAATATCTGTTAGTATTGTTTCGTAAGCATAGGCTTCTACTTCCCACGGATGCTCTTCATAGGGCAAATGATCACAATCGGTAGCCGAATCATTCGACTTCCAAACATTATTGACCATATTGATTTGTCCACGAGAGAATTGCTTCGCGTGAGTAAGTTCATGAGCGATACTACCAGCAATCTCAAAGTCAGTATACGGAACTACTTCATCATCTTCATATATCCAATGAGTAGCTACTTCGATCTCTGATGATTCTTCATCGCCCAAACAAAAACCCGCATGACTACCATTATCTCCCACAAACTTTTTGAGTGTGATCGATATATTATAATCTGTGTCAGCAGGTTCTTTATCAAAGAGTGCAACGATGCAGTCGTCTACGAAACTATCGTATTGCTGAGTTAATCCTTCTGTGCTTACTTTTATCATGTATTATCCTCGATTTATAAAAGATATTATACAAAACTTAAAGCAACGTGTCAAGAACTATTTTCTGGATAAAAACTTTTTATTCAGCTTTTCTATACGTTTTTTCTCACGAGCAACTGCAGATGCTCTCTTCTTTTGTTTTCTTTCTGATTTTGTGGTGTGATATTGCTTCTCTCTGTAATCGAGAAGTTTCTCACTATCGTTGACTTTGCGCTTGAGCTTGCGAAGTGCTTGCTCAACATTTCCATTTCGTACAGCTACCCTCATAGATCATCCGAATCTCTACCTATACAAAAAAGAAGCAATATACCCATAATTGCCATCGCCTGCCATGCAGCAAGTCCACCTATCATTAAATCTTGATTATCTATTCCCATTTGGTCTAAATCTATATCCTCTTTTTCTCAGGTAGTGTACCTGATTTCGTATACTTTGTATTGATCTCTCGGGCAACATGGTTTGAATCTCCTCTACTGTTAGGAACAGATAGTTTTGTGCAAGTACTCTCCGTTCGTCCGTTGTCCAAGGGCGCTTGAAATATTTTTTCATGTGAGTATTATACCGAAGTGAACATGCTTTGTCAAGAAATTTTTTAAAGATCCTCAAAAATGTTTCTTGACATTCAAGGTAATTTTAGTATATAATTCACCATATGATAAAAATTTACTCGGTATTTATAATAAAGTTCTTGACAGGTGCTCTAAACTTGCGTATAATATCTTTTCAAATGGAGAAACAACTATGATGGAAGCGGCTATATTCTTATTTTGTCTACTAGGATGTGGCTTGACTTGTCATGAGTTGGGGAAACAGGAAGGAATTGAAACAACAATAGAAACATTAATTGACAAAGGACTGCTACAAACTGCGAATGAAGAATAAATTAATTATAGAACAAGTATGGGAAGAAGGTAGATACAGGTATAAAGTGTTTGATAACAATACTTTATATATGATTACAAATTCAAAAAGAGTAGCAGAATACGCCAGAGATAAACTAAGAGAAGATTATAGGAGAGATAAAGATGCCGATGAAGTTTGAACCAACAAGAAAAGTTTTAGTAAACCGCAAAGCAAAGAAGTATAAAACTGTTCATAGCTACATGCACACTACAGCTACAGATAAAATAATGGAAGCGTTTGAAAGTGCAAATACTAAGCCAAAGCACAGAGTCAAGTATCGAAACGAGCTTGTACGCAGAGGAGTAGTACATGGATAGTATTAAAAGAGCAGGTTTATGGGTATATGATTGCTATGAGTTAATATTCAATCATAATAAAAACCCTTTGAAGAATATACCAGACCCACTTGCAAGAATGTGGATAATGGTAGTGCTTGCTTGGCTATGGTCAATCACATTTGGATGCCTCATTATAGGTAACATAATGTTTGCAGGACTTAGCATGGCAGCACACTTTTTGTTACTATGTATGGTAACATTAACAGTCTGTGTTTTCTGGGAAGCAGATCGACGAGGAGACACATGGCTTCTAGCACTTCGTAAGAAGTAATTTTAATAATAGACTACCGAAAGGAGTCGCAGAGTGTTCCGAAAGGGCACAAGGAGAACTAATATGAATGCACAACAATTATCAATGGCAGACCTGCCTAGAATGTTTTTAGGGTTTGACCGAATGCAAAATGAATTCCTTAGCAGAAATCTAGACACATCTTATCCAAGATATAATGTTATAAAGAAAGGAGAGTCAGGGTATCTAATTGAACTAGCAGTACCTGGCTGGGATAAGAAAGATCTTGAAGTCAGTTTACATAAAAACGTATTGACAATTAAAGGAACGAGGAAGCAAACGACCAGTGATACAGAAGTGTACTTACATAAAGGACTAAGTGGAAAATGTTTTACAAAAACCTTCACAGTCGGGGAGTACATAGTTTTAAGAGAAGCATATATGGCAAGAGGATTGCTATGTGTGGAATTAGAAGAATGTGTTCCTGAGGCTGAGCAACCTATATACGTTGATATAAACTAGACAGGGATCGGCAGATCGTTAAGGAGAACTTGAATGTCGCTTCGAGCAAAACTTGCTGTACGTACGTTTTTTGACTACGTTGCAGTAGTGGTGGCAATATGGATGCCACTCACAGTAATATACTTCGCCAGTATAAGCTATTAAGGATCACAAATATGAATAGAGAACAAGTACAAAAACAGTTAGAAATAGACGAAGGAGTAGTTTATGAGATCTATAGAGATCATTTAGGCTATCCTACATTTGGTATTGGACACTTAATAAGAGAGGAAGACCCAGAGCACGGACAACCCGTGGGAACTCCTATAGATAAAGAAAGAGTGACTGAAGCGTTCCAAGCAGATTTGGATATTGCCATAGATGAGTGCAAAGTTCTTTATGATAAATGGGATCAATTTCCAGGGGAAGTTCAAGAGATACTCGTCAATATGATGTTTAATCTTGGGCGTCCCCGACTCAGCAAGTTTAAAAATATGAAACTAGCTTTGGATAATGGTAACTGGCAGTTAGCTGCGGCAGAGGGAGAAGATTCTCTCTGGTATCGTCAAGTGACAAATCGAGCCGAAAGGTTGATGACAAGACTAGAGAATGTCTAAAGTACTTTTTGGAGTCATAGGTGCAATGATGATTAGTATGGTTTCATACTATCAGTTTTTTGTTGTTCCAATGAAAAATAAAATCGAGGAACAAGCAAAAGTAATTATAGCACAAGATTTGAGAGACAAAGAACAGAAAGCAGCAATCGAATCTTTGCAAACCAATATGCAAAAAACATCAGAAGCCTTGAAAGGACTGCAAGTAAAGAATCAAAAATATGAAGAGGATATGGCTGAGTATCTTGATATATTTCGTAGACATAATGTAGCGAAGTTAGCAAGTGCTAAGCCAGGCCTCGTAGAATTAACTTTCAATAAAGGTACAAAGGAGGTATTCAATGCTATTCAAGAGGACAGTACTCGCATTAGCAGTATTAACGATTAGTGGATGTAGCCTTCTTCAACAACCACCACGCGAAGTAGAAATTATAACAAAACCTATCAAAGTAGATATTGTACAACCTATTCTACCACGCCCCATCAAACTAAAAGAACCAAAATGGTATGTAGTATCAGATGCAAAGATAGTAGAACCATGTATTAAAAATCCTGAAACAAAAAAGCCTGACTGTAAGTTAGGAAGAGAAGATAAGTATCCAGAGGGATATACTTATCACGATAGATTTATGGATGAAATAAAAAAGAAACATGGAGGAGACTTAGTATTTGTAGCTATGACTGTCAAAGATTATGAACTTATGACGGCAAACACACAAGAAATAAAACGATATATTAATCAGTTAGGAGAGGTAATAATTTACTACAGAGAAGTTACCACGGATGATACCACTGAATAATTATTTCTTGACATCGAATGTGAACTTTAGTATAATAGTATTTAATTTTTCGAGACTACAAGCATGAATTTATTTTACTTAGATGATGACTTTGAGAAGTGTGCAGAGTATCATGTGGATAAGCACATTGTAAAAATGCCTCTCGAAGTAGCACAATTATTATGTACAGCAATATGGGTAGATGAGCACCTAGGATTTATACCTAGAGCATTGGAAAAGGATGAAAGAGATCATCTAAACAAACTCAAGAATGAAATAAAACATTTGCCCCTAGAAGAAAGACCACTAACTCCATACTTGCCAATGATGTACAATCATCCTTGCACGATATGGGTACGTTCATCTCTTGATAATTTTGAGTGGACACATTGTTATGGAAATGCTCTAAATGATGAGTATCGATACAGATATGGCAAAGAACACAAATCAGTAGTTGATGTAATTAATAATTTACCAGAGCCAAAAAATATGCCAAGACGAGGATTTACAACTTTTGGTCTTGCAATGCCAGATGAGTTAAAAGATTATGATAATCCGATCCAATCGTATAGAGACTACTACCACCTTGATAAAGCGACCTTCGCCAGTTGGTCGCATCGAGAAAGACCTCCATGGTGGAACGACCACTATGCCGACTATGAAAAGAGGATCACAGCAAAATGAAACCATTAGAGAGACAAGAGGGAGGAGATCACTACGATCTTCCCATACAACCTCTAGAATATATTCATGCTAATCAGTTAGGGTATATCGAAGGAAACATAATTAAATACGCAACTCGACATAGAAAAAAGAATGGAGTTGAGGATATAAAGAAAATAATACATTACTGTGAATTACTACTGGAGTTAGAATATAGTGAGAATAAAAAAGAAGGAACACGAGAATTTAAGCAACACGAACATAGAAAAAGTGATGAGCTTGCTTTCGGGTACAGCTACAGAAAAGGCTATAACTAAAAAAGAAGCCTGCGATATTCTAAATATCTCGTATAATACTACAAGGCTACAGAAAATTATAGATAGTTATGTAGAGAGAAAAGAGTATACAAAAAAGCGAAAGCAATCGCTACGGGGTCGTCCCGCATCTCAGCAAGAGATACAAGAGGTGTGTGAGAGCTACTTACAAGGTGATACAGTTAGTAATATTTCTAAAGCATTGTTTCGTTCTACAGGATTTGTTCGATCAATCTTGGAGAAAGTAGGAGTTCCACAAAGACCAAATAACAAGGAGGAGCGTATGCTTCCCCATATTTATCCAGACGAATGTATGTCTGATGATTTTGAAGAAGGAGAAGTAGCATGGTCAGCAACATACCATGCTCCAGTAACAGTCTTATACCGAGTAACAAAAGAGTATGTAGACGCAAAGAAAGGAATGGGAAAGACAGACTATGAAGATAAGTATGGATGTCCTTGCTATTCTATTTATGTAAAACAACGATCAGAGCCAAATGCAGAAGATCCATTTGCCTTACCAACAAATGGAGGCTTCTATGCTTATCAGCTCGCATATGAGTTGTGTAAGTTAGAACATCTCAAAGAGTATGGAGTGCGGCTCGAAAGAATAGGGAGTATATAATGTATTTAAAAAACGCATTATTAACATATTATACTGGAATTATTGCAAAACACCAATATAA